AAATACTCGGTTTATCATGGTGTAAGTGACAAGCAGTTTGGCGCGTTGCATGTTTATTGTCAGCAGTGTGCTGATGTTTTAAACGCTGCAGGTGTTGACATAAAAGCAATGACTCAAGCCATGCGGGATGGGTTCAGTGTGTGGCACACAAAAGACACTTTTAAGCAGATGGTTTACAAGCCAATACTTGAAACGGTTGAGGGTAAAAAATCAACAAAGGAACAGACGACAAAAGACCCTAGCAAAATTGAGCTTATAATAAGTAAGTTTTTTGCTGAAAGATTTGGATTAGAAGCACCTAAATGGCCGACAAAGAGGAAAGATAAATGATTTATTTAAAGCGTTTTTGCGACAGTAAGATGGGGGTTTTTGGCAAACTTCATGTTGGAGATTTCTCATGCTACACAGTAGAAAGACCTTGGCTAAACAATGAGCCATACAATTCATGTATTCCAACCGGCGTTTATGATGTTAAATTAGGCATGTATAACAGGGGTGGTTATCCAGCATTTGAAATCATGAATGTGCCTAACAGAACACACATAAAAATACATAGAGGTAATACAATGAATAATGTTGTCGGTTGTATTGCGCTGGGAAATGACATTGGTTGTGTATCGAATAAATGGGCGGTATTAAATAGCGATAAAACCTATACTCGGTTTATGGATGCTATGGAAGGCATTACAGAAACTAAGATAACTATAGAATGAAGAAAGCAGAAAAAGAGCACCTTTCAAAAGTGGCAGCGCTAGGATGCTGGGCATGTCGTAAAATAGGTTATAATGACACGCCAGCAGAGATACACCATGTATCGAAAGGTGTCGGTAAAGGCCAACGTGCTAGTAATTATGAGGTTATCCCTTTATGTCCATATCACCATCGCACAGGCGGTCATGGTGAGGCTATACATGCTGGGCGTAAAGCATGGGAAGAAAAGTTTGGCGACGAACTAGATTTATTAGAAGAAGTTAGGAAAGAGATCGGATACTATGGCTAGTGAGCATGAGATACAAGTTAGTTTAATGGCTTGGTTAAAATTAAAGCACCCACACGCTTATAATGTGACGTATGCCACGCCCAACGCTGGCAAAAGGACACCAAGGCAAGGTGCATACCTTAAAGCGGAGGGATTAAAAGCAGGTGTACCTGACATTTGTATAGCCTATCCGAAAGGTGGTTATGGTGCGCTTTACATTGAATTAAAAAAAGAAGGAGGCAAGCCTACTATTGCACAGAATGAATGGCTAGACAGATTATCAAATGTGGGGAATAAAGCCGTATTATGCGTTGGCTTTACCGAAGCAGCAAACACTATAGATGAATACCTGAGAGGTTAATATGAGCTGGTTAAATTTTTTTACTGGTGGTATTACAAAATCCATCGAAAACATTGCGTCCGAGTGGATAGAAACAGACAAAGAAAGTGCCGAAGCAAAGGCGGTAATGGTCAAAACGCTTGACCCTAACGGCAAAATGCGCCGCGATCTTTCAAAATTTGCTTGCATTATGTATGCTATATACCTTGTACCTACAATGATTTTAGTGCTTACGACTTCTTTTGGCATTGGTGATGTTGATGGTGCCGAAAAGGCTATGAGTCTGCTAGGCGAATTGTTTTTGCCTATTACGTCAGCGTGGGGCGCTATTGTAGGTGCAAGTTTTGGAGTCAACGGACTAAACGTACACAAACAAAAATGAGGTTATTTAATGTCTACTACTAAACCAATAAAGAAAATCACACGACGAAAAGACAAGAAAGAAGATAAGGAAGATAAACCGAAGAAAAGCAATTCTAGGCCAATGAAGGCAAAAAAGTACAAGCTAAGATTAAAAGATGATTAGTTATTTAGTTTTTGCGGCATGTTGTTTTATGCTGTTAATGGTAAAATCAAGTAAGGAGGCGCAATTGGCCTCCTTATTTCTTATATCATTAGAGTTAATGACAGCTACTTATAATTGCTGCTTGGAATATCATTACAACTATTTAATCATATTATATTGCATAATATCTGTATGCTTTTCTGTTTTGTCACTTAAATGCACATATAATTCTGTTTTTGGTTATATCTTATACTCTTGGGTTTATTTTATCATTGCTATTGAAGATACAATGTATGAATATAGCTATATTCCGATAGAGGGGTTTCTGGATAGAAACTATACCGCAATTATGCTGGGATGCCTTGTGATATTGGCTTATTTGGTGATACATGATAAACTGGTTATATGCGCACGCAGAGCTTGCATATTTATGTGTAAGTTTTTGCGCCCTATTTATCGTGATAGCTAGGCTTACCTATGAGTGTTACCTTACAAGATATAAAGGATATATACGACAAGATAGAGGAACACCGGAAACATACCTACGAAAAAATAGAGCAGCAAAGAAGTGACATTCATACGGAAATAGCCACTCCTTTAAACAACCTTGCTACTGAGTTGGGTAAGGTTGTTGCCTCTTTTAATTCTCACCAAAAAGCAATGGAAAAGCAGGAAAAGGCGCAGTCTAAAATCACCGAAAGGCTCGAAAATGTGCAAACGGCGCAATCGTTAGAAATAGCCAAGCTACGAGAAGATCAAACAGATTATAGATTGGAAATTGGAAAAGCAATAACTAAGATATATACGACCCAGCAAGGGTTTTTAGGTGTGCTTAATAAGGTAGGTGTTCCCCTACTGTTAGCGCTTCAATCAGCAGGGGCGTTAATAATATATTTAAAAATGGCTAGTGGCTAGGTTCATAACCTTCAATTAGTGCGATAACATCCTTTTTTAACACAAACTCGTTACATTCAACCGCGCAACCCTGCAAAACTATTTTAAATAGCTCTGGATTTTCCTTGTGCCACCGGATAAGGGTGTCCTGTGGCTTATTGCATAATTTGCACACTTGGGCAAGACTCTTTAGACCTAATTGTTTAGCTTGATCTGATGGTTTATTGCTCATTGTATATACCCTCCTGAATGTCGTTTTCAATTTCGTCAATTTGTAACATGCAGTCTTTTTCACTACAGCCTAGACCGCATCTAACGTCATGGCTATCAACAGCACCGTCAAAGTCCATATGATAAAAAGAATAGTCATGTCGGCCTATTGGCTTAACGTCTAGTTCTATTATGTAATTTTTGTAAGTAATCATTTTTTATTGCCCCTTAAAAGTGTTTCTGTATAAAGTCATTTACATATTCTAATTGATCAAAAGACAGATTGGTTAATGGGATTATTTCCCTTGATTTGGGTGGAACCGATGAAAAAGCGACCATAGATAACTTGTTTTTGTCGACAGTTATAGTTAACTGTTGGTTGTGTTCATCCGGTTTAGCCATTCCAATGACTGTTTTTGTGGGTGCTGGTTTCCATTTTGTTATGGTTTGATAACGTTTAGCAAGTTTAAGCATTGAGCTAAGTTCAGCGATTTGCATTTTTTCACCTTTATATTGTGTTTTTTAGTACTTTTTTATCACTCAAACATGTTTTCCATCCGTTTTTTGAGGATGAATCTATTGAGTTTTGAAGCAGGTTTTCTTGTATTGTGCGCCCTAAAAAATCGTATTCGACAACGTATTCAAATAAAATCATATCCCCAGTGCTATTCAATGTTACGTTGTAATCTATAATCGTTTTATTTATAAGTGTTTTATTCCCGCGCTTGTGCTTAAAAGTGTACCCTATTGGGTATGTCCTGCATCCGTGAGCGCGTCTGATCAATCCCTTTATGTTGTCCTTGTTCATTTTTTGCCTCGTTTTAATGTGTTAAACTGTTTAATGGTTCGTGGAAAATTGAATATTCAAACTCTTTATTGTAAAGTTCATCCATTTTGCGGATTAAAATAGTAAGCGCAAGTGCTTTATTTTTGCCAAGGCTTACCCTAAGTGATTCTACGCCGCTATATGGCTCAAAAAACTGGCAAGTAACGTAATTATCAAACTCAATAACTCTACAGCATGGATGTGTTTTAGCTATATTTAGTAGTTTTTGCAATTCTTTGTCTCTAATTTTCATATTGTTCACCTTGTCTATTCGCCAATTTTAGCTATTTTTTCCATAATCAAAATGTCTAACTTTTGATATTCACGCACTGTAAAAAGACCAATATCGTAGATATACATAATATTTACATCTAATTCTTCAAGTTCTGATATGGTTTTTGCGTTATTTATTCTGCTTTTTGCTGTTTTGTATTCGCTCATTTTGTCACCTATTTCGTTGTTTTATGTTTTACTTAGCAAGTTTTTTCTTGTTAATGGTTGTATTATACATGTCCTATTGGATAATGTAAGGGTATATTTGAAATAAATTGTATTATCCTAGATAAAGCCTGATTATTGCATAGATAATACGCTACATGCTATAATGTGTTTTGTATAATTATCTCAATAGGTATAATTTCCATGAATGATCATAACGACGAGCTAACGGGTTCAAGCGTTGAGCAAAAAAAACAACGTCGAAGCAAGGCCAGTGAGTTAGAGCAACGGGTAGCATACCTAGAATACGCTGTTCAGCGATTAGAAAATACTATCCGAGATATGAGCGTCCAGTGTGGTGGAATCATGCCAAAAGTACTGAGAGAGAATGATCTTTAAGAGGAGTATTTCCAATGGCTATGACTCGCGCACAAAAAAATAAATCACTCCGAAAAGACAGCCTACGTGAGCTATTAGCGGAACAGTGTCGACTACAGCATATTGTTGAAAATCTTAACAAAATAGAACAGCTAGACGAAACAGACGAATTCTTTAAAAATAATCTCGACAAGCTCAAAGTATCCAACGAACAGCGCTTGCGTTTATTGAATAAATACCTACCAGACCTCAAAGCTCAAGAGATTACATTGGGCGATACAGACGTGAATAGCGACCTAGCACGATTAGTACAGGCAGCGTCAAACCTAGATGATTGATTACAGCGAATTAGGTAGCAAGCTACGTGATCGCACATGGCGGCTAAATAATCTTTATTACATTAAGGATATTAACGCCGTTAAAACCTTGTTCAAGCCGAATCGGGTGCAACAGCAGTTCATGCGTGAAATGCACTCAAAGAATATCATCTTAAAGGCTCGTCAGTTGGGTATGACCACTTTCATACAAATCTATATGCTAGATGCGTGTTTATTTAACGACAATTACAACTGTGGCGTGATAGCTCATAATAGGGATGATGCCAGTAAGTTCTTCAAGGATAAGATTAAGTTCGCATACGACAACCTACCTGACTTTATCAAGCAGATACGTTCTGCTACTCAAGATAGTGCTAGTGACCTAGCATTTAGTAACGGCTCATCTATTCGTGTGGGTACGTCGTTGCGTTCGGGTACGTATCAATATCTACATGTATCCGAGTACGGTAAGCTATGCGCTCAATTCCCCGATAGGGCGCTAGAAGTAAAAACTGGTGCGTTAAATACAGTGCATAAGAAAGGGCGAGTGTTTATAGAGTCTACCGCTGAGGGTGACAGTGGTGACTTTTACGATATGTACCAAACGTTTAAAGACTTTAGCTCACATTCAGCAATGGATTATAAGTGCCATTTTTACCCATGGCATGAAGAGCCAAGCTATATTCTTGATGATAGCGTAGATATAGATGACAATCTCAAAGAGTATTTTAGTTCACTCGACATTCCACTCACTGACCAGCAAAAAAACTGGTACGCAGCCAAGAAGCGCATCCAAAAGAATAAAATGCAGCAAGAGTTTCCTTCAACGCCGGATGAAGCATTTGCCCAGATTGGCGAATATTGCGTGTATGGCGAGGAAATAGGCGAAGTGCTTAACGATGGTAGGTTGCTAGACTTGCCAAAAACTCAGAAAGTGGTGGACTTATTTGTTGATATTGGCGCTAGTGAGAAGCACGAGACTACTAGCGTGTGGTTTATGCAAGATAACGAGCCGTGGCATGACTTTGTCGATTACTACCAGTGCGCACTAAAAAGCATTAGTGAAATGGTCAATGACATACGTGATAAGGGCTGGAACATTGGCCGCTGGTATGTACCGCACGACTCAACACGCCGTGACCATTCTATGATGACGTTTCAAGACAGGCTAGTTAATGCTGGTGTGCCGCTATCTAGCATTGTAACAGTGCCTAGAATAGACCGCGTTCGTACTGGCATTGATGCTATGCGCACTAAGTTTGCAAAATGCAGATTCGATAAGACTAGAACTGAGTTGGGCTTCAAGGCGTTGAAAGCATACCGCTACGATTGGGATGTTAAAATGGGCGTACTAGGCGCACCACGGCATGATTGGGCTTCGCACCCAAGTGATGCAATACGGCAATATGCACAGGCGTATCGTCCAGTAGGCAACGAAACATTTACACAAACGGTTACAGCTAGTGGATTCTCAGTGTACTAAGTACTACGTAGTATTCACTGACAGCGAGATTAAGCGAGCCAAGTGGATGAAGCCAAACTTTAGGCACTGTTATTTGATACGCAAAGATTTTGATTGTCTATGGACAATAATCAATGGCGGTTGGAATCAGTTGAGCGTCACTCAAGAATCGGCACTAGAGAACACAATAGATGACATTTTACCGCATGAATGTACAGTAGTAGAATATGATGCGCCAATTAGCTATAAAATGGCGCATACGTTAAACATATCTAGTTGTGTGGGTGTTGTAAAATATATGCTAGGCATTAACAAGCATTTAATACTGACACCTTATCAATTGTATAAACATTTAAAGAGGGTTTAATTATGACAGCAGCGATACCAGCAGTTTTAGGGGCGGGTTCAGCGGCTCACACGGCTAAACAAGGCCGTAAAGCAGCAAGAAGAGCTGAGGAAAGAGCGAGGACGGAATCTGAACAGCGGCAAAAAATGGAAGCGCAAGCGAAAGAAGAAGAACAGCGACGAGGCCAACAAGAATCGTTGCGAGGCGCACAAGCAGCAGATGAAGCAGCAAGAGCGTCCTTTTCATCTAAGCGACGCGGAAAACGCAGCCTAATTCGCACTAACAAGCTAGGGGGTTGATATGACAAATAAGGTAGCCAAAAAAGCTGGAATAAGGCCAACTGCAGAAGTTGAAACAGAAAATGCAGCAAAAGAAGCAGAGAAAAAAGTAAAATTTGGTAGCGCCGTAAAACGTGCCGAACAAGAGGCGGCAGGTACTACAAAGTCGCAAGGTAGGCAAAGTCTATTGCAGGCTGGTACGTTGAATGGCAGCTTAAACAAGAAGCGTAAAGGGCTGGGTGGCTGATATGAATTTAAAGAAACGTATCCAAAAAGCAAAAGCTAATGCGGATAATTTTCGCTCAATGCTTGAGGTGGCCTACGATTATGTCATTCCTGAAAAAAATGGTTGGAATCAAAACACACGCGGTAAAGAAGAAAACACGCATATTTACGACGAGACAGCGGTAAATGGTGTAGTAGTGGCTTCTAACCGTATGCAAGGTGCATTGATGCCACCACAGCAAAAATGGCATTCATTCGCTAGTGGCGAACAGTTTGACGAGGACGAAGCCAAACAGCTAGACGATGCTCTTAGTGAAGCGACCGATGTTTATTACAGCTATTTCAAGCAAAGTAATTTTGACACTGAAATCAACCCATCGTTGCAAGATTGTTTAATCTCTACTGGCTATTTGCAGATTGACGAAAACCCCATAACAGACGAACAGCCATTTTATTTCACTAGCGTACCCGCTTATCAGATGGCACCTGAAAAGCCAATAAAAGGCGTTATAGAAAACTGTCACCGAACTATCACAATGGAGTTGCAAAGTGTCATAGACACATGGCCTGACGCTGAACTACCGGATGGTTTGCGCGATAAGTTAAGCAATGACCCTTATTGTGAAATTGAAATCTGCATATCTCAGATTATGGAGGGTAAGCAATATAAGCTGGTTGTATCCTATAAGCACAAGCCTATCTTTGAGCAAATGCGCTCATACAAGTTTATGATTCCTTTTCGCGAATCCGTAAATGCTGGTGATGTGCTTGGTCGTGGCGTTATATTGCGTATGTTGCCCCTTATTAGACGATTGAACAAGGTAGAGCAATACACACTAGAAAATGCAGCGTTAAACGTTAGTGGGGTTTATACGGGCGTATCCGGTAGCAGTTTTAATCCCTATACAGCTCGAATAGCACCCGCATCAATTATTCCTGTGTCATCTAATGATTCGGCGAACCCCACGCTTAGGGCGCTTGATAGGGCTGGTGATGTTGGTCTAGGTAATATGCTTGTCAATGAAATGCGCGACATATTGGAAAAGGCGCTATACATTAACCCGCTTGGCGACATAACTGACCCTACCAAAACAGCAACGGAGCAAACGATTAGACAGCAGGAAATGTTACGGTCACAAGGCGCTGCTATTGGCAGGTTAAAAAATGAGCTACTTAACCCCGTTATTAAGTCAATCACTGCAATATTAAAAGAGCGTGGCTTATTGCCTGACTTTAAAATTGGTGGTGATGAAGTGCGGATTGTATTTCAATCGCCACTTGCTCAAGCAGAAAAAATGGATGATTTTCAAGCGTTGCAAACATATATAGGATTCTTGCAAGGTATAGCTCAAACGTTGCCACCTGAAATGGCTGCTATGTTTATGGCTGGCACGTTAAAAATAGAAGATATACCAAGTAAAACGGCTAAACTGCTAGGCGTTTCTACGGGGCTGATACGCAGCAAAAACGAAGTTCAACAGTTAGGGCAGGCGCTACAAGGTGCAATGCAAGGGGGTGAAAGTGGACAGCCAGTACAGTGATTACGACTTGTTAATAAACGACGTATTCCGCGCCAACGAAAACGGCGCTAAGTTGTTGGCGCATTGGAATGAAGAGCTACTCCATAGCATTGACAATGACCTAGACCCGCAAAGATTAGCATTTAGCGCAGGGCACAAAAATTTCATCGTACAAATAAACGCAACAATAGCGAGGATGTCAAAATGACCGAAGAAACAGCAATTGAAGAAACAGCAACCGAACAAACTGCAGAGACTAACACCGATGCGGTAGACAATATGCGTCCTGAATGGCACCTTGATAAATTTGAGAGTATTGAGGCGCAGGCTAAGGCGTATGTTGATCTTAACAAGACGCTAGGCGAAAAAGGGCGTGAGTTAAACGAATTAAGACAGTCTAACGAATCATTGAGTAAGTTGTATGGTTCGCCTGATGATGGCTATGTTTTGCCTGAAATTGAGGGTGTAGAGTTTGACGAAGCAAGCCCGTTGCTGCAATCGTTTAATAAGCTGGCGCAGGAGAACAACTACTCGCAGGAACACTACGAAGAGGTGTTGTTTCAATACGCTCAAGCGCAATATGATCAAGACGTAATCGACGAAGATTCGTTCAAAGAAGAAATGTCGAAGCTGGAAAACGGCGAAAAGCGCATTGAGACAATTAACAACTGGATTAGCGCCAATGTACCCGAAAAGCATAGAGAAGGTTTAGCTGATATTGCGACAAGCGCGGCCTCAGTAGAAGCGTTGGAATGGCTACTTGACAATAAAGCAGGTAAAGCCCCAGCAGAGCCTATTGAATCGGCTGGTGTGCCTACTATGTCAATGGATGAAATCTATCAAATGCAAATGGCGGTGGATAGCAACGGCGAGCGCAAAATGCGCAACCCTGAATATGCCGCCAAGATTCACAAGTTAATGGAGCGCCATGTAGGTAAAGGCGAGCATCAACGCTTTGTAGGTTAAAGTTTAATGATGACAATTTTTGTCACTATGTAACAATTAACGTTATGTGTTGACAATTATTGTCATCGTGCAATAATGTCACTATAAAGTAATCCGATAACTTTTCTCAAAGCCCGATTACTGTATAGACGCTTTTTTGGCCTGATAGCAGATAACCAATAGGCGGTTAAACGGTTTTTTTTAATTTGGACTAGAGGAAAATATCATGTCTATCAATCTATCATCCGTGGCAGTCACGGAGTTTTCAAACGAAGTAAAACACGCCTATCAAGGCACAGGTCGCCTACGTGATCTAGTGCGTTTACGTACTGGCATCCAAGCAGCTACTTATAAATTTCCAGTAATGGGTAAAGGTTTAGCTCACGAGCGTGGTGCGCCTTCTTCTGATGTTGTACCTATGAACGTTAGCCATAGCCACGTAACGGCTACGCTTTTGGACTTAGAAGCGCCTGAATACACTGACATTTTCAACCAAGCGGCTGTCAATTTTGATGAGCGCCAAGAGTTGGCTCATACGATTGGTAAGGCGTTATCTCGCAAAGAAGATCAACTAATCATTGATCAATTAGCGGCTGCTAATTTTAACACTACAGCAACAGACGGCCAAGCGTTTGATATTGCAGCCGGTGGCGCAGGTTTTACGTTCGACAAGCTATTAAGCGTTAAAAAGTATTACGCTGACTTAGAAATCGACGAAATGCCTACTATTTTGGTTGACGGTTCAGCTCTGCAAGACTTGTTATCCGAAGAAAAGCTCACCAGTGCGGATTACCAAAACGTCCAAGGCTTAGTTGCTGGTACGTTAGAGTCATCTACAGCAATGGGCTTTAAGTTTGTGTGCATTGGTTCTCGTCGCGCTGAGGGCGGTTTGGGTTCTGGCAAGGCTTATTCTTTTGTTAAGTCATCTGTTGGTCATTGTGTCGGTACACTTGATAACTTAGTTCAAGTAGATTGGATTGCAACAAAATCCTCGTGGCTGTCTAACGGAATGCTTAAAGCGGGTTCAGCACTTGTTGACCCTGAAGGCGTTGCACGCATTAACTTTACTGTATAAGGAGAGCTATCATGGCTTTTGTAAAAACTAAACTAGCCGCACAAAATGGTGCGGTACAGCCTACTACATGGACTTACGAAACAACAGACGCTATTGCAACTGTTAATAGTAGCGGTTATTTCAATGACGCGTCTGACGTTTTAAAAGTTCGTGATCTTATTGTCGTGTTTGATACTAACTCGCCAACAACTAACACTGTTAGCGTTCTTAGTAATGCGTCTGGTGTCGTCGATGTTTCAGACGGTACGCCAGTAGCTGAAACTGACGGTGATTAAGGGGGTATTGTGGCTACAGACGTATCTATATGTAGTAACGCGCTAATTCTTATAGGCGAACAACCTATACAGGCGATGACAGATAACGTCGCAGCCGCAAACCTTTATGCTACAACACTCGACCATGTGATGTCATTGCATCCGTGGTCGTTTGCTTTAAGAAGTCAAGAGCTGTCTAGGAACGCAACAAGCGATATTGCCGAATGGACTTACAGCTATAATTTGCCCAGCGACATGATTCGTTTATGGCAAACAGAGCCAAACGGCGATTATAGAATCGTAGGTAATGCGCTATACTCTAACGAATCTAAAATAGTAGCTACCTATGTGGCTAGACCGAATGAAAGTGATTTGCCACCATATTTTATAAAAGCGCTAGAATATAAGCTGGCTGCCGACTTTGCTATTTCCGTTACAGAGGATGAAAGCAGAAACACTTTATACGAGTCGAAGTATAGCGACGCATTAAGTTCAAGCCTTGCGGTGGATAGTCAGTCCGCGCCACAAGCCAGTATAACGCATCAACCGTTCAATAATCCTTATGCCTAAGTCATTTAATCTGCAGTCCAACTTAAACCGTGGTGAATTAGATGCCAAGTTGATTGGGCGAGCTGATATTGATTCGTACTACTCAGGTTTAAAAGAAGCCGAAAACGTTGTATGTTTGCCTCAAGGTGGCGTTCAGCGTAGGCAAGGCACAGTATATATTGGTGCTTTAGATGCTAATGCGCGATTAGAGCGTTTTAGTTTTAACAACGCCATAGAATACTTGCTAGTGTTTTATCCGTTAAGAATGTATGTTTACAAGCAGGGAGTACTACAGACTAACATTAGTGGTAGTGGAGACAATTATTTAACGACAACAATTACGGCTGACATGCTAAACGAGTTTGATTATACGCAGTCGGCTGACACTGTTATTATTTGTCATCCAGATTTAGAAACTAAGATAATAGGTCGCACAAGTGATACTGCATGGTCTTATGCGTCTATAAGCTATAGCAATATACCACAATATAATTTTGACGATAGCTCAAGCCCAACACCTACAAACGAGGTGCAATCCCTTGTTTTTGCTCATGCAAGCAATGGTGATAGATATAAACTGTCTGTGGATGATTTTTTAACGGAAGAAATAATATATTCCAGTGATACCGCGACAAATGAATCGCGCATTGAATCGGCATTGCACGCGCTTGTTAATACTGGTAATCAAGGTATAGCCGTGTCTTATGCTTCTGGCAGTACCTATGCGGTTGTGTTTGGCGGTGATAGCGCTGGGCCTTATGGCTTAATAACTGGCTTTGCCATTCTTACACAAAATTCGTCTTTTAGTGCAGAATCTACGAGAACGACAGCGGGTGTTAGCAAGGCAGAAAATGTTTGGTCTGCCACTAGGGGCTATCCGGCAAGTTCAACGTTTCACGCAAACCGTTTGTTTTTTGGTGGCTCTAAGTCGCTACCTACTACTATGTGGGGTTCAGTTATTGGTGCCTATTACAATTTTAATTTGGGAAAAGGTCGTGACCACGAAGCTATTGAGGTATTTCTCGATACTGACCAATTAAACGCTATTAGGCATTTAATATCTAACAAGAAATTGCAAATACTAACAACCGGACAGCATTTTTATGTGCCTGATGATGTTATCAAGCCCGGTTTAACTGTGCGTTCAATTAGTAATGAGGGTTCAGGTCTAGCCACTCCGGTTGTGTTAGATGAAGATATTTTATATGCGAATCGCACCGGCAAGCGGTTAAATACTGTTACTATTAGTAACCAATATCAACCAACCACTACTAGAAATGTCGCCATGCTTGCGCCTCACTTGGTTGATAGTCCGGTAAAGCTGGCAGCGTCAAAAGGCACAAGTTCAGAGGATGCTAATTTTGTTTATATTGTAAATTCAAGCGGCACGATGTCGGTGTTAAATACGCTAGAATCTGAGGGAGTCGAAGGGTTTTCCCGCTGGTCTACAGACGGTCTAGTTAAGTCGGCAGCGATTGTAGATGATGACTTGTACTTAGTAGTTCACAGAAGCGGCAAAGGTAGCAGCGGCGATTATTTTATCGAGAAAGCAGATAGTGAAGTCTTTTTTGATTGCGCGGTAAAAGGTAGTGGAACTAGCGTAGATATGTCGCATTTTTCTGGTGATGTTACGGTATCCGCTAAAGGTGATGGCTATAGCTTAGGGAATGGCAGTAGTTTTCCCGTTTCATATACTGCATTACAGGCTGGTTTGTCATTTACTGCATCAATAACCACTTTACCTATTAATATGGAAATACCAGGTATTGGCTCTACTGTTTCGCTGAAAAAGCGCTTGCGTCGTTGTTTCTTGCGTTTATATCAAACGGCTGGCGTGTCAATTAACGGCAATAGAATATCCGATAGGTTTATGAATGATACGGCGTTTTCCCCGCCTTCTTTATTTACTGGGCAAAAAGAAATTCCTTTATTTGGTTACTCAAGGGATGCACTAATAACGATTAGCCAAGACTTACCATTTAACATGACGATATTGAGCATCAATGCTGAGGTTAAGTTATGACACAAATGATTGAACCGGCAGCAGGTTTGTACGTTGCAGGCCAGAAGCAAAAGACTATACGTTCAGAGGCGCGTATAGAAAACTATCAAGAAGATGCAAACTTTGCTAGGGCTGAAACTCAATTTGCAGCAGAAGAAGCAAACAGACGAATGACTTTAGCTGACGCGCTTGAGTCTCAAGCAGATGCTATGGGGAGTCAGATTGCGGGTGCTGCAAGTCGTGGTGTTAGCGCGTTTTCTGGCAGTCCACTTGCTGCTATGCGAGAAACAACAAGAAAAAGTGGTATGATGGTTGATCGCTCAAAGGCTGAAAGCGCGGAAGCAAAAAGACAATTAAGTTTTGAACGTTACGGCTCAAAAACTGCAAAAGATGCAACTACCTATCGTTCACGTCAAAAAGCTAGGGCTATTAGAGGTCGTGCAACAATGAACTTTTTAGATCAAGGATTTGATGCCTTAAAAGGAATGAAAGTTAGTAAACCCAAAACAAAATAAAGTGACTGATAATGAGAAAATCATCATTTGATACTGGCGGTCAAACGGCCTTAACACAAGAGTTAAGCAACTGGTCGGCAAAGCGCAGAGCGGAAAGGTCAAAAGCCGTAACTGAACAATCGTATCAAGAAGGCTTGAAAGAGGGCATGGGTGCAAAAACCATTGAACGCAAGAAGCCGTTATTTGGTTTTATTGGTGCTGATGCTGCAGAAGCTCACAACAAAGGATTAGAAGCGGCTTACCTTGCTGGCATAGATTCGGATAATATTTCTCGAATCAATGAGATTGCCATGAAAAATGAAGGCAATGTAAAAGGTTACGACGCAGAAATTGAAGGCTTAATGTCTGGCTTGCAAAAAGAGGTTGACCCTGAGCTATCTCAAACAATTATGTTTTCTGCTAGACAGTTGGCAGATAAGCAGCGTTTAATTATTCAAAAGCAAGCATTCGCAAACCAACAAAAAGTCATTAACTCTCAGTTATTGTCATCTAGTGTTACCTATGCAGAAGCAGCAGCAAGATCAGCAAGAAACGGTGACATAGAAAGTGCCGATGGCAACATAGCAAAATACATTGCAGTGCAGAATCAGCGCTTGGAAAGCGGCGCAATTACTCAAGCAGAGTATGACATTAGTTTGCGTGATGTAAACAGAGAAGCCAATGAACACGCGTTATACGGTCAAATAGACAACATGCCTTTAAACGAGGCTATAAAATGGCTGCAAGAAAATAAAGCTGTACCGGATTGGGCTACGGCTGATGAATACGATAGCTTTTATAGCAAGGCCAGCGCTGGTGTTAATCGTCGGCTTTCAAAAGCAAACGCTCAAAAAGCGGCGGTATTATCTCAAAATAAAATAAGGTTAAAAGACTATCGAGAACGGTCTGCAAAAGGCTATGACATATCAGACAGAGAGAAGAACATTATTCGTTCTATAGATATAGACGCGTATAAACAAGGCGAACAATTAGCGTCGTTTGCACAAATGAGCCGAGAAAAAAGAGAAGCTATTGTAGAAAATTTATCGGCTATTGAGTCAAGTGACCCGCAATCTGTTTTGGATATAAAGAAAGCACACGAAGAAATAAACGCAGAAGCAGAAGAGAACGCATACGCACTAGCTGTTAAGCAAGGTAAGATTGAGCATGTTGAAATAGATATGTCGAACAGTGAATCTATTGCAACTAGAATAGCGACAATAGAAGCAATAGAAGATGAATACGGGGTAAATACAGAAAGTATATTCTCTCCCGCAGAGGGTGAAAACTTTGCTCAAAGTTTAGTTAATGCGACTACCGCAGAGCAGGTAGTTATTATTGACGCAATAAACGGCATAGGCACAAGTAGCGGCTCGAAAAAAGTATATCAAGAGCTTTATAATAAAGGTGCTGGCGTTATGGCGTGGGCTGGCACTTCTGATAGCCAAGTTACTAGAATGGCTATTTTGAAAGGTCAAGAAGAGCTTAAAAGTGGCAATGTTACAAAGGTAACTCAAACTGAGTATTTGCCTGATTTGCAAGAAACGGTTAAAGGTGTTTATCGTGGTGAAAATTTAAAGGCTTTACGAAATGCAGCACTAGCGCATTATTACAGCAAAGGGGAAGAAGTTTATAGTCCTAGCTCTTTTCGAGATTCTATTAAAGCTGTAGCTGGTGAATTTGACGAGGTAAACGGTCGATATGTTCAGCTACCGCGCGGAGTAGATGCGGATAAGTTAGAGCGTTATTTTGAAGGTTTTAGTTCAGACTTTGTTGACCAGTTAGGCGGTGTTGCTTCAATTACAAGTAGTCAAGCAGCAATGATTATTAACGATGGTATGCCTGTATATGCTGGCACAGAGGGTGGGCTAGATTATTATTATATTGAGCATCAAAACCATAGCGATATACCGGAAACGTTAATAGGCTCGGATGGCAAGCCATTGAAAATACCGTACAAAAAAGAATGGGTTGAAAAGCAATTACAGAATATTAAAGAGGCAGCCGTAGAAGCTGGCAAAGTGTACAGGGAGGGTTTGGGTAGAGACGTTATTGCTGCACAAAAACTAAGAAATAAACTCAAATATCAGTTATTAAAGGATAAGTAAAATGGGTTTTGTTAGTGACAAATACAATAGAGAGTATGAGCAGCTATCTAAACCACTTGAAGAAGTTAGAGAGGATGCAAGCTGGGAGGATGGTTTCCAAGCTAGTATAGGTTTTAATGCGGATGAAAACCGCAGTTATTCGGCTTTTATAAACCACAATGGGCATGAGGAAAGAATAAGAAGAATCAACGAATTAGGGATTGATTTAAAACCTTACATTGAAAAGAATTTGCGTGAGAATGGCATTCATAGGGCGAATTATAGCGAGGTTGCTAAAGATTACCCTGAAATAAAAACTGACGAGCAAATAAGACAAGAGCGAAACGAAATGCTTGCAAAGCGCAGAGCATACGCAAAAGACATAATGTCTCGCTCTCCAAGTTCGGCTGTTATTGCTGGTGATGCTATTACCATGATTACTGACCCCATTATGTGGCCTACGCTGGCTTATTCTATTCCGGTTAGGGGTGTTCAAGGGCTTGGTGCCTTGGCCAAAGCAGCAGCAAAGGGCGCAGGTAAGGCAGCGGCGTATGAAGGCGCAGCAGAGGCAGCAGTGCAAGCTATGGTGTATAGCCACAAAATGGATATAGGTAGCGAGTATACCGCTGATGATGCTATTAACTCTATAGCGTTGGCTGCAGGTATTGGCGCAGGTATTGGCGCGTTAGTGCCTTTAGGTGCCAAGGGTTTAGAAAAAATAATCGGTGATGAAAATCCAAGCATACAAGACTATTTGCAAAAGCAGCTAGATTCGGTTGATATAGAAAAATTAGACGATGAAGGCTTAGAGGCTTATAGGGACGTTAAACGAATCGTTGAGCTAATACAGGCAAGCCCCGCTATAGATTTAGAAAAAACCGCTAAAAACAAGCTCGACGCTAAAGCTGAACTATTGGGTAGCGCAGGTAACAAGCTATCTAGGAAGCAGGTTAAAGATATTAAAAAAGAAATGGCGCAAATAGATTCTGCTATTAAAAAAGAAACAGAAAAAATAGCGTCAAGCGAAATAACCGATTTAGCAGAAACGCATAAAGCTAAACATACAAGTAAGCGCAAAGCTAAGAAAATAGCAGAAAAGGAAATCCAATTAGAAAGAAAGGCTGCAATATCTCAGTTAGAAGAAAAAAAAGCTATTTTAACAAAGCAACTAGAAAGCCATAATTTAGCTAAAGAAGCCGAAGCCGAAATTAGCAGAATAGATCAAGGTCACACTGGCAGCAAATACAACATTTACAAGACAGTAGATGAGGTAACAATTCAGGATGAAATTAGTATTTTAAAAGAGGCAGAAGCCTTTAGAGAAAACTACGAAAAGAACACGGCGTATAGACCTGAATACAAGCAAGAGGTCGTAGAAAATGCTCCACAAGCTAACATAGCTAGTTTAGAAAAAGAAGTATTGTCTCGCGTTGGCATTGATGATTCGATGAACATTATGCAGTCAGAATATGATAAACTAGATACACGCGTTTTGCTCGATAATGAAGATAACATGATCAATGCAGATGACGTTATTGAAGAGTTAAAAAACGAATCAAACTCTATTGAAAATGTGATGAGGTGTGTACGTGGCTGATTTTGAGTTTTGCGTGAATGAGGCGCTAAAAGCTAAAGCAATCAGCAAGGACAATGCCGATTTTATTTTGAATAGCGAAAATCCTCAGCAGGCTATTGAAGAGTTAGCGTTGAATTTATCGCAAAAGCGAAAAGATAAAATGTCTCAAGCGATTGCTATAAATAAAGCATACAAAAACATGATGTCTATTGAAGATAAGGCCGAAGGTTTAATGGCCTTACAAGTTAAGTCTGAATACGCTAATTTTGAAAACGTAGAAAAGACAGCGCAAGGAATAGCAGCACTTCACCATGCAAAAAACGCTGACATGTTAAGTGCGTTTAGAACTAAAACGCTAGGCTTAACACAAGATAAAGAAGGGCTTAAAAAGCTAGTAAAACATTTAAAGGGAGAAAAAATAGACGACGCTGCTATAAGAAAATATGGCGACGGACTCAAGAAAACTTTTGACGACCTAAGAATACATTTTAATAAGTACGGTGGCAGCATAGGAAAATCAGAAAAGTATGCGCTACCGCAGACGCATGATGCGCGTAAGTTAGTTAAAATGGGAAAGGATACGTGGAAAGCTAAAATCAAACCTATGCTTGACCGCCAAGCAATGACTAACGACACTGGCAAAATACTAAACGATAGCGAATTAGACGAAGCACTTGAGTATGTTTTTGAAAGCATAACCACTGGTGGGCTTAATAAAATTAAAGGCTTGCAAGTTACTGGTCTAGGAAAAAAGCTATCTAAGCGACACTCTGAAAAACGTTTCTTGCATTTTAAGTCGGCTGATGATTGGATTGCATATAATGAAGAGCTAGGAAGTTCTGACGCATTTACGACGATTACCGGCCACATTGATATGATGTCGCATGATATAGCGTTAATGAAGATATTTGGCACTAATCCTAATAAGACCTATAAAGCGTTAAGGTTACAGGCTCAGAAAGAAGGTGCAAGCGCAGCAGGGCTATTAAAAGCCGATAATACATGGAATGTTACTTCTGGAAAGGTTGCAGGCGGTGAAATGCTAGGGCTTGCTGACGTATCGCAAACAGCATCCAACGTGGTAACTTCTGCTTATTTGGGCAGTGCAATTATATCGGCTTTTGCAGATTTAGGATTCCAAGCGGTTACGGCGCATTATCGCGGCATATCTTCATTAAAAATAATTAACAGACAGTTGAAAATGTCTGCTACGCAAGGCGATACTTTGTTCGCCATGCGACTAGGTTTAGGCGCAGAATCAGCAGTTAATAGGGCGCACTCTGCTAATAGATGGGCTGATATTTACGGCGTAGGCAGAAGCGCAAAAACAGCAGAATTTGTTATACGTGCGTCGGGTTTGGAAGCGTGGACAGAAGCAGGTCGACACGCTTTTGGTATGGAAATGTCGGCTTTTTTGTTTGATCAATTCCAAAAGCCTTATGGTAAGCTCGACAAGAAAACAGTAAGAATGTTTGAGGAGTACGGCATTGATTCAAAGGACTGGGATACGTTTAGAGCTAACAAGCCAATGATGCAGGGTGGCGCACCTTATGCAGATTTTACGGCTGAGGGTTCAGAAAAGTTTAGACAAATGGTTTTTAGCGAAATGGATTTTGCAGTACCAACACCTGATAATAGAGTTCGTGGATTTACAACGGCAGGGCTTGAGAGAGGCACTATAAAAGGTCAAGCGTGGCGCTCTATTATGAATATGAAATCTTTTCCCATTACCTTGCTTACTACGCACGTAACACGAATGATGGTGCAACAAACGCTACAAAGTAAACTAGCTTACGGTACGGCTTTGTTTGGCACTACTACTATTTTAGGCGGTTTAGTAATTCAGGCAAAGGACGTTATTGCTGGCAGAGAGCCTAGAGGCATGGATAAAGACGGTAATAGTTTAATTGATGGCGATTTTTTAAAAGCAGCAGCAATGCAAGGCGGGGGCATACCTTTGCTCGGTGATTTTCTTTTTTCAGATCAAAACCGTTTTGGTGGCTCATTTGCTGAAACTATAGCTGGCCCGAAAGTTGGGCTTGTTGATGATGTTATCTTAGATTATATGGTGGGTAACATACAAGAATTAACAGACGGTGAAGAAACGGGATTTGCTGGCGAAACCGTACAGCTTGCCAAGCAATTACAGCCTAAAATATGGCAAACAAAAATGATTCAAAATTCTTTTATGGATTGGCTAGAAACACAAGCAGACCCTAAAGCTGAACAAAAATTCAGACGCAGAGAGCGAAAAAGACAAAAGGAATATGACCAAGAGCGCTGGTTCACACCATCGGCAGACCTACCACTAAGGTAAACTAATATGACAGTATCAACAGCAGATTTACGTGAAGAATACACAGCAACAGCGGGACAAACGGTATTTACGTTTAGCTTTCGAGTGTTCGGAATAACAGACGTTAAAGTATATAAAACGCCAACTGGCGTATCATTTAACGATGCCGCATATCTTACAACGGCTTATACGGTAACAGTAAATGCAGACCAAGACGCAAACCAAGGCGGTAGTATTACGCTAAACGCTGGCGCAACGGCTGGCGATAGAATTACTATCATTTCTAATGTTGCGGATACTAGGGCAACTGATTATAAAGTGGGTGGTAAATTCGACCCTGATATAGTCGATAATGATTTTGACCGCTCACTAAGCATTGCCAAGCAAGCAAAAGAGGCTATTTCACTTGCGCCAAGGTTTCAGGAATCCGCACACAACGCAAGCGGTATTGCATTACCTGACTTGGAAGCGAACGCATTTTGGCAAGTAAACGCTGCGGGGGATGGTTTAAAATCTACTTTCACATTAGATAGTAGCGATGTTTATACTATATCGGCGGTTGCACCTTCAAGTCCTGACACTGGTGAGCTATGGTTTGATACTGCTAATAACGTTATGAAAGTGTACGATGGTAGCGGTTTTGTGCCAGCAGGCTCTTCTGTCAATGGTACATCGGAAAGATATAACTATGTAGCAACAGCAGGTCAAACTACGTTTACAGCGGTGTACGATGGCTCATACGTTGATGTTTACTTAAACGGCGTTAAATTAGTGTTAGGAACAGACTTTACCGCTACTA